TCGGCAAAAGCCGCTGGCAAGCCTAGCAAAGCACCAATGAAAAAGAAATGATCAAGTCAGCCGCAATCGTCAAGACCAAGACTCTTTCCCCGTGGAAGGAGTTGCGGTTGCAAAAGCGCAAGCTGAAAAAGTCTCAGGCCGCAGAGCGCAAAGCAAACAAGCAGGTTCACCCATCGCCGATTGGCAAACGGGTTGCGCCTATTGAAACGCCTGAAGTTATTGAAACTCCCATTGAGGAAACTTCTGTTGAGGACACCGCACCGACCCGTGAGGAAATGTTGCAACAGGCAGAGTTGATGGGCTTGAAGGTTGACAAACGTTGGTCAGATGCGACACTTCTGAAACACATTGAGGAATCAGCATGGGCTACACAAAACGACAGTTTGTAAGTGCCGCCTTTGAGGAAATCGGGCTTGCGTCTTACGTCTTTGACTTGCAACCAGAGCAGTTGGAATCTGCCCTGCGCCGCCTTGATGCAATGATGGCAGACTGGAACGCCAAGGGCATCCGCTTGGGTTACCCTTTGCCATCCAGCCCACAGGACAGCGACTTGGACGAGGAAACCCTTGTGCCTGACTCGGCTTATGAAGCAATTATTTGCAGTCTTGGTATCAGGCTTGCCCCAAGTTATGGCAAGACCGTAATGATTGAGACCAAGACCACGGCAAAGCAAGGGTATGACATCCTGTTGCAAAGAGCCACATTCCCGCTTGAACAGCAACTGCCTGCAACAATGCCTGCTGGTGCTGGTAATAAGCCTTGGAGGGTCTACGATAATCCGTTTATCAGACCACCAGCCAACCCAGTCACTGCTGGCCCTGATGGGCCTCTCGAATACTATTAAGGACAGTCATGCCACAAATCAATCAGTTACCCGTACTCAGCATTGTTTCAAGCGGTGACCAGTTACCCGTTTACTCGCCCAACAATGGGGATGCAAGACGTTTGTCCATTGGCAATCTGTTGACGTTTTTCCAGCAGACTTTTGCATCACCAACTCTGTCGACAAATCTATATGTGCCGGGTTCGGGTTTCAATATTACCGTGCCAACCCCAGTTAGCAATGACCAATGGATGCTTTTGCAACCCGCTGGAACGCTGGCAACTGGCACGATTACGCTGCCTTTGAACACTGGTGTGCCTGATGGCACTACGGTGCTGATTACCACCACGCAAGAAATTACATCACTGACCATTGCGTTGAATGGTGCAACTGCTATTTTCGGTGGCGCGACTTCACTGGCGGCAGGAACTGCCACAGCCATTCGGTTCTATCAGCCCACAAACTCTTGGTATCAGATTAACGCTGAAACAGTTTATGCTGCTGGCATACAGACTTTCTTGGCAACCCCATCAAGTGCCAATCTACGGGCGGCGATGACCGATGAGACAGGGACAGGAGTATTGGTATTTGCAACCAGCCCGACCTTGACCGCTCCAACAATCACAAACCCAACTGTAAGCACAGGCACATTCACAAGCCCCGCATTGGTGACGCCAGCAATCGGTGTGGCTACGGGCACAAGCCTGACTGCCACGGGTGTGATTGCATCAACTGGCACTGCTGGCGTGGGTTATGCCACTGGTGCAGGCGGTGCAGTCACACAAGGCACAAGTCGAACCACAAGCGTAGTGCTGAACAAAACCACGGGCGCAATTACTCTTTTCAGCGCAGCAGGTTCGGCAACAGCGGCAACTTTTACTGTGACTAACAGCACTGTGGCGGCAACCGATGTCATCATCTTGAACCAAAAATCAGGCACTGACCTGTATGACTTGATGGTTACTGCGGTGGTTAACGGAAGTTTTAACATTACTTTTCGCACCACTGGCGGCACAACAACTGAACAACCAGTATTTAACTTTGCAGTCATCAAAGGCGTGGTTGCGTAATGGCAACCAAGCCCAAGTCCTCTGTCAATGCGGCTGGCAACTACACGAAGCCAACCATGCGTAAGCGTCTCTTTGAGGAAATCAAAGGTTCGGCTGTGCAGGGGACTGCTGCTGGTGAATGGTCGGCTCGCAAAGCCCAACTATTGGCCAAGAAGTATAAAGAAAAAGGTGGCGGTTATAAATGAAAGCCACACAAAAAAGCCTCAAAGACTGGGGGGCGCAGAAATGGCGCACCAAGTCGGGAAAGCCATCGTCTGAGACTGGCGAAAGATACCTGCCTGAGAAGGCCATCAAGTCACTGACAGCGGCTGAGTATGCGGCAACCACAAGGGCAAAGCGTGAGGCTACCAAGGCAGGCAAACAGTTTGCCAAGCAGCCTAAAAAGATTGCCGAAAAGATCAAGGGGTTCAGATGAAAACGCCAGCTTACGCACGCAAGGAAGGCCAGAACCCTAAAGGCGGCTTAAACGCCAAGGGCAGGGCTGCGGCAAAGGCTGAAGGCATGAATCTCAAGCCACCAGTTAAGTCAGGCGACAACCCACGCAGAGCATCGTTTCTAGCTCGTATGGGGGGCAATGCTGGCCCTGAATACAAAGACGGTGAGCCTACCCGCTTGCTGTTGAGCTTGAGGGCTTGGGGCGCATCATCAAAGGCAGATGCCAAAGCTAAGGCAAAGCGCATCTCTGAACGCAACAAGGCTAAGTGATGCAAATACCAATCCTGAACGGTATCTACACCGACAGCACCCCTGAACTGCGTACAAGTTACCCAGTCAACCTTGTGCCTGTGCCAAAGCAATCAGGCATCAGCAATGGGTTTCTGCGACCAGGCGATGGCATCGTGTCCAACGGCGCAGGGCCAGGCATTGACCGTGGCGGCATCAACTGGCAGGGAGAACTGTATCGGGTCATGGGTACAAAGCTGGTGGAAATTAACAGCGCAGGCACAGTAACCGTGCTGGGTGATGTGGGTGGTCCAATCAATCAACTGGTAACATTTGATTACAGCTTTGACGAGCTGGCGATTGCATCGGGTGGTCGGCTGTATTACTGGGATGGCTCTACCCTGACTCAAGTGACCGACCCTGACTTGGGTGTGGTGCTGGATGTGGTGTGGGTGGATGGGTATTTTATGACCACGGATGGTGAGTTCTTGGTGGTCACTGAACTGTCAGACCCGACCCAAGTCAATCCGCTGAAATACGGCAGTTCAGAGGTTGACCCTGACCCAGTGGTGGCTTTGCTTAAACTGCGAAATGAGGTCTATGCGCTGAACCGCAACACGATTGAGGTATTCGACAACGTGGGGGGGGATTTGTTTCCATTCGCACGAATTGATGGCGCACAGATACAAAAGGGCGTAATTGGCACTCAAGGGTGCTGTGTGTTTATTGACCGCATTGCTTTTTTGGGCAGTGCAAGGAATGAAGCGCCAGGCATTTATGTAGGCGCAGCCGCCGTGACTGAGAAAATCAGCACACAAGAAATCGACAATCTCCTGCTGGAATACACCGAGGCGCAACTGGCTTTGGTCAAGCTAGAGGCGAGGAATGACAAGAACCATGAGCATCTGTATGTCCACCTGCCTGACCGCACAATAGTCTTTGATGCCTCTGCGTCCAAAGCTTTAGAAACGGCGGTTTGGTTTACGCTGACCACGACTTTGACTGGATTTGCACAATACCGAGCAAGAAACATGGTTTGGGTTTACGACAAGTGGATGGTTGGTGACCCTCAAAGTACCAGCATTGGATACTTGGTGCAGGATATAGGCCATCACTGGGGGCAACAGGTGCGATGGGAGTTTGGCACTTTGATTGTTTACAACGAAAGCAACGGGGCAATTTTTAACGAGATGGAACTTGTTAGTTTGACTGGAAGCATTGCGCTTGGTGATAACCCGCAAATTAGCACCAGTTATTCGCTGGATGGACAAACTTATTCACAAGAAAAGTTTATTTATGTCGGCACGATTGGCAATCGAAAAAGACGTTTGGCTTGGTTTCAGCAGGGCAGTATGAGGAACTGGCGCATCCAGCGTTTCCGTGGCGATAGTGATGCCCATGTGTCTTATGTGCGCTTAGAAGCGCAGATTGAGGCATTGGCGTACTGATGGCAACTGCACCAATCTCCCGCAAGCTGAATCTGACCCGTGACCAGCTTGCCTCATTCCTGACTGACCAACAACAAATCAGGCAGTTTGAGTTATTGTTTTCGGTTGTTGATGCGATTGCACCTGATGTGGTGCTTGAGATAAATATTGCCACTGGGACAGCCCAATCAACAGCAAATGATGCGTTGGCGCAGATTACTGCCTTAGCGCAAGAAACTGCGGTGACTGTGGCATTGGCTGAAAGCAAAGCAAATCAGGCTTTGGCATTGGTGGACAAGCTGAATAAAGCAGTTGAGGGTTTGCAGATGACTCCACCACCACGGGAGTTTAAACGGGCAAGATATGGGTCGTTTTACGACACCACCACCCAGACTGCGACAGTTATCAACACAGCCAAAGCCATTACATTCAACACGACAGACTTGAGCAATGGGGTATTTATTGGCAGCCCAACATCAAGAATCATTGTGGACAGCGAGGGTATTTATAACTTTGATACCTCGTTTCAGTTGGATAAGACCAGCGGCGGCACGGCAGAGTTTTATTTTTGGTTTAGGCTTAACGGAACAGATGTGCCAGACAGTGCAAGCCAAATCAGGATTCAGGGTAATAACGGTGAAATTTTCTCGTCGCTGAATTATTTTTTCGACCTGAAGGCCAATGATTATGTTGAACTGATGTTTTCGGTGAGCGACCTCAGTGTTGAATTACTTTCTGTTGTCGCAACGCCACCAGTTCCAGCTATTCCGTCCATAATCCTGACAGTTTCAAATAATATCGGAGGTGTCCAATGACAGTTACAGTAAAAGTGTTAATCCCTGCAAAACAGGCAGAGAACAGCCAAACCACCCAATACACCGCCAGCAATGTCAAGGCGATTATTGACAAGTTCACGGTGACCAACACCAGCGCCAACAATGTGACTTTCAGTTGCAACTTGGTAACTACTGGCGGCACGGCAGGGGCATCGAACCTGATTATCGACACACGCACCATCGTGCCAGATGAGACTTACACCTGCCCTGAGCTGGTGGGTCAGACATTAGATGTTGGTGGTTTTATTTCCACAATCGCAGGGGCGGCAACATCCCTGACCATCCGAGCATCGGGCCGAGAGATTTCATAAGGAGAACAGCATGAAAGAGTTTATGGTTATCCCACGGGGCTTCAATGGCCTTCCGATGGAAGATGAGTTTTTAACCAATGCCCAAAACAAAAAGAATTATGCGGTTGCGGTGGCTGATTGGAACTATGGCCCTGAAATGCCCACCAATGAAGCTGGCGCAAATAAGGAGTTCTACGCAGGGCTGGCAGAGGCTATGCAGTGCGATGAAAAAGACGCAAGACGCAAGCATTGTTCAAACTGCGAGTATTACGACAACAGCTTTATGACCCAAGTTCGGATTGAACGCATCCCAATGGCGGCTTATGACAAGGGCGCAGGGTTCAGAGGTCACTGCGAAAAGCTGAACTTTATCTGCAACGATATGCGGGTTTGTCAGGCTTGGGAAGATCAAGAAGATGAGGATTGACCTTTTGTCAATTTGTGCGAAAATTCAGTCGCTGAGTTCTGGCATCCAGCGGCCTGCCCTGTATAGGAGTTGTGCATGACCGATGGACTGCGAGAGAACCTGACCAAGGTTTTTATGCTTCCCCAACCAGCCGTTGAATGGTTGGTAATGGTCTATGACGCAATTCAAGTCTTTGATGACGTAGCAGACGGCGACACAGTAGCACGAGAAGACCTTAATGCGGCCATTTGGAACACTCTGGTGGGTATGCACCAGAACGCATTTTTTATTGGAAACAGCAACCATTTAACGCCCTTGCTGGCGACAATGATTCTCAAGTGGCAAGCCTCGGACACGGCAGAACGCAATAAACAAGCAGATGCTAAGTCGTTCATGTGGCGAGCTGGATATTACGATTTGATTTTGATGGCGGTCTCGCTGGTGCATGGGGCTGGTTTTGCTACCAAGCACGGTCATCATGTGATGGCTTTATATGGCGAAACGCTAGAAGATTATTTAAAGGAGTTCGGCGATGCCTGATCCAAT